CCACCACCGTCAACGGAGCTGCCCATGTCGGGCCGCTTCGAGTCGTCAAAGCCTCCAGTCTGCGGGAGGTTTCGTTTGTAACTCTTGGCGCTGATTCGCAGACCAGCGTCGCCATCGCGGCGGAAGCCGACGAGGAGCACCCCATGGCGGATAACGCCACCAAGACGCCCGCAGAGGAGCCGATTGTGGCTGCCGCTGTGGAAGCCCCGGCGAGTGTCGCCGTGGAAGCCACCAATACGGTCGATCACACCAAGCTGATCGCCGACCTCACCCAGAAGGTGTCCAACATGGAAAAGCTCCTTGCGACCCGCGACGAGCGGCCCACTGCTCCTGCGGTTCACGTCGTGGCCAACGTGGCTCCGACGGCGGAGGTGATCGAAGCGTCGTTCGCTCTGCAGGGCGGCCTGCCAGGCGTCGAGAGCCAGTACGACGGCAAGGTGCTCGAGGCGGCCCACAAGGCGCGTCGCGAGCTGTCGCTCGGTGAAGTGATCGTGCAGGCTGCCGTGGCCAATGGCTACGACGGCCCGCGTCGGCTCAATGCCTCCACGCTCCGGCCGATTCTGGCTGCGGCGTGGGCGACTCACTCCATCAGCGGCATCCTGAGCAACACCGCCAACAAGTTCCTCCTCGCCGGGTTCAACGGCGTCGAGAGCGCGTGGCGGTCGATCTCGTCTGTCCGTTCGGTCAACGACTTCAAGACGCTGACGAGCTACCGGCTCAACGGTGGTTTCAAGTTCGACAAGGTCGCCAACGGTGGCGAGCTCAAGAACGCGGCGGCCAGTGAGGAGTCGCGGACGATCAGTGCCGAGACCTACGGGATCATGACCTCCGTCACCCGTACGGACCTCATCAACGACGACCTCGGCGCTCTGACCGCTGTTCCGCAGCGGATCGGCCGTGGTGGTGCGCTGAAGCTGAACGACGTGTTTTGGGCCGACTTCGTGGACGATGCGTCGTTCTTCACGAACGGTCGTGGCAACCTGTCGGCTGGCTCGCTGGCACTGTCGCTGGCGAACCTGAAGGCGCTGGCCACGAAGTTCCGCAAGCTCAAAGATCCCGACGGCAACCCCGTCGCGGTGGAGCCCCGGATTCTGCTTGTGCCGGTCGACCTCGAGCTGTCTGCGGCCGAGATTATGGGGAGCACTCTCATCCAGAGCGGTGCGACCGGTGGCCAGCCTGATCGGAACGTCTTGGCCGGTCGGTATCAGGTGGTCGCCTCGACCTACCTGACCAACACGACCGACTACTACCTCCTCGCGTCGCCGGCCGACATGCCGGTGATGGAGGTGGCTTTCCTCAACGGCGTGCAAAGCCCGATCGTGGAGACGGCGGAAGCCGACTTCAACACGCTCGGCGTGCAGATGCGTGGCTACTTCGACTTTGGCGTGGCCAAGGCCGAATACCTCGCCGGCGTGAAGTGCGACTCCGCGACGTGATCTAACCCCGGCGGGCTGGAGCCAAGCCAGCCCGCCGGGATATTCAACACCAAGCAATAGAAACGAGGTGATCCAGATGGCTTCTTATGTTCAAGACGGTGACATCCTCAACCACACGCCCGGCTCCGCCGTGGCGGCTGGCGAGGTGGTCGTGATCGGCTCGCTCGTGGCGGTTGCCCCGCGCCCCATCGCGGCCAACGCGCTCGGCTCGCTGGCGATTGAAGGTGTGTGGGCGATGCCGTGTGCCACCGGTGCGACTGGTGCTCAGGGCTCGGCGATCAACTGGTATGCGACCTCCGGCGTGGCTCATGCCTCGACGGGTGTTGCCGCCGGCAAGCTCGCTAAGGCTCGGCTGGTTGACGACACCGAAGTGCATGTCGTGCTCAACAAGTAGTCGGTCCACCTGCAAGCCCTGGGCGGCGGCGTTTCACCCTTTCCGCCCCGCCCAGGGTCTTGTGGATTCAAGGAGTTCTCTCCGTGGCCGACATGCTGCGCACAGGTGCCGCCTGGCTGACAGACCAGCTCCGAGAGTCGGCAGCGGTGCCATGCACCTACGTACGTGGCAACACGTCCACCCAGATCACGGCCTGCATCGGCAGGTCGATGTTTGAAGCGGCGACGCAGTCAGGCGTCGTCGAGCAGTGGGAAAGCCGCGACTACATCGTGAAGGTCGGCACGCTGCCCTACAGCGAGCCTGAGCGCGGCGACAAAATTGTCGAAACCTACGGAGACGTTTCTACGACCTATTCGGTGTCGTCTCCTCGCGGCGTGCCTCTGTGGCACTACGCAGATGCGTTTCGCACGTCCGTGAAGATCCACACGGTGGCGGAGTCGGAGAGCGCTGTGATTCCTGGCACGCTGCTGGCACGGGCGGTTGGAACATTTGCCGGCACGACGATTACGGACGGGCAGGTGATTGCCTCGCTGGCGGTTGACCAGTCCACTGGCCGGGCGTTGTCTCGCACGCTGGCACCGGCCTCGGCGTACGTCTACGTGGTCCTGCCGACGTCTTTCGGAGCGCCAACGCTCAAGGTGAACGGCATCGTCTCGACGGCCTGGGAGACAACGCAGCGGTCCATCACGTTCGCGGGCCAGGCGGCACGCTCCTACACGCTCTACCGCTCGACCTACGCGGTTACAGGCACGCTCAACCTTGAGGTGGCGTGATGGCAGAGATAAAGGGCCAGAACGTCATCGCGCCTGTGGTGCCGTTTTCGACAACTGATGCGTACCCGTCCCATCTGGCGCAGTACGGAAAAGGCGGCTTGCGGAGCGTTGCCACGCTCGAGGAGCGCGACGCCATCCCAGCCCTGCGTCGAGAGGCTGGGATGCTCGTCTACGTGGCGAGCGTAGACGGCTACTACCAGTTGGAATCTGACCTGACCTCCTGGTCGTCGTTTGCCATTCAGGGGCCAACTGGGCCGGCGGGTGTGGCGGGGGCCGCTGGTAGCACGGGTGCGGCGGGAGTGGCCGGCGATGTCGGGCCTACCGGACCGCAGGGCTTGGCTGGGGCCGCAGGCGTTGCCGGAGAGCGAGGAGAGACAGGCCCTGCCGGCCAATCAATCGTCGGGCCTACCGGCGCCGCAGGCGAGTCAATTGTCGGCCCGACCGGCGAGGCGGGCCAATCCATTGTAGGTCCTACTGGCGAGCGTGGAGCAACCGGCGAGCGCGGCGACACGGGACCAGCCGGCCAATCTATCACGGGTCCAACGGGCCAGGCCGGGCAGTCGATCGTCGGCGCCACTGGTCCATCGGGCAGCGTCGGCGACACAGGCGCGCAGGGTAATACTGGCCCTGCTGGCGCCGCCTCAACAGTTACAGGCCCCACGGGTGCGGCGTCGACTGTGCCAGGCCCGACGGGCAGTACCGGCCCTAGCGTGACGGGGCCGCAGGGCGCTGCCGGCAGCATGGAGTTTTACGTCACAGGCCCGACAGCTCCGGCGTCTGGTGGCACAGGCTCGCTATGGTTTGACGATTCGTCTGGCAGGCTCTTCTTCCGCACGTCCGGCTTGTGGGTTGAAGTTGCTCCACGGCAGCCGTTGACGCTTGCCTGGATGGATCTGGGGTAGCGAACATGCCGCTGACATTCCCAACGAGCCCGGCTCAATACCAGGTCGCCTACACGGGCGGGCGTGCCTACCAATGGACTGGCCAGGCGTGGATTGTGTTTGGCGGTGACGCATCTCGGCTCGTGCAGATTCTCGTCGTCGGCGGCGGCGGCGGCGGCAATAGCCGGTCTGGTTCTGTTCCAGCCGGCGGTGGCGGTGGAGGGGGTGTTGTAAGTGAGACGCTTGGCGTGGCGTTGCAAACCATGTACTCGGTGACGATTGGCGCGGGTGGTGCGATAGGACAGGTGGGTTCGTTTTCACTATTTAGTAACATTGCCGCGATGGGCGGCGGCGGCGGGCAGCAGGGTACCACCGCAGGCATTCAGCACGGCGCGTCAGGCGGTGGGGGGTCCGGCTCAAGCGCTTCACGCGGCGCGACCCTTGTATCTTCGCAAGGGAATCCCGGCGGACTGCCAAGTGCAAACACTGCGGCGGGTGGTGGCGGCGGTGGCGGGGCGCAGGGTGGAGACGGCGTGTCTGGCACCGCTTCCGGCAGCGGAGGAATTGGACGTGTTTCATCAATCTCCGGAGTTGCAGCTTACTACGGTGGCGGTGGTGGTGGCGGCTGCTTCTCTACTGGCGCGAGTCCAAACGCAATCGGTGGCACAGGTGGACTAGGAGGCGGAGGAAGCGGCAGCGCCGGAGTGCCCACGGCGTCTGCTGTTGCCGGCGGTGCCAATACGGGCGGCGGTGGTGGTGGTGGTGGCGGAACAAGTGCAGCGGGGGCGGCGGGCGGCAGCGGCGTGATCGTCCTGCGCTACTCGTCTCTCCTGACGCTCACTGCCTCGGCTGGTGTGACAGCGTCCACGACCACCAGCGGCAGCGACAAAGTCACGACCATTACCGCCGGCACAGGTACAGTCACTTGGAACTAACCATGGCGCACTACGCATTTTTGAACGCCGACAACGTCGTGGTCGAGGTGATCGTCGGCCGCGACGAAGGGGAGGACGGCGTCGATTGGGAGCAGCACTACGCAGAGGTGCGAGGGATGCCGTGCAAACGCACTTCATACAACACCCGCGACGGCGTGCATCTCAATGGCGGCGTGCCATATCGAGGAACATACGCCGGGATTGGATACCGGTACGACCCAGTCGCAGACGTGTTTGTACCTCCAGATCCCCAACCCGAAACTTGACGCTTCCAGCACAATCCAAGCCACAGGAGCAGACTCATGGCCAATCCCAATATCGTGAACGCGACGGCAATTTACGCCGGTTCGACTGGCATCCGCCTTCTGCCGACTGGCACGACGGCAATCATCAGCAACGCCTCGAGCAGCGGCAAAATCTTTTTCGTCGAGGCTCTGGTCGTCGCTAACACTGACACCACGAACGCAGTCGACGTGACTGTGCAGGCGTGGAATAACGCGACGCCTGGGGCGACGGGCGCCACGGGTGTGGCTATTGCCTCGACCATCACAGTGCCGGCAAAGGCGTCTCTCGTCGTGATCTCAAAAGACATGACGCAAAACGTAATGGAAAATCAATCCATCAGCGTCACGCCTGGGACCGCCGCGAAGCTGGACGTGAGCTGCGACTACAAGGAAATCTCCTGATGCGAGACAGGAAGGGCGGATACATCGGCTTTGACCGCGTTCCTGCACAATCTGCTGTCAATTCGGCGGCCGTCGGGGTCTGGTCGCTGCGAGAGGCAGAAAGGTTTCGTCGTGCTGGCACATGGCCTACTCTCCCTGATCCATATTTTTCGGATGTCGTGCTGCTCTTGCACTTTGACAACAACCTGACCGATTCGTCTAGCAACCCGAAAACGGTCACTGCTTACAACAGCGCAGCGGCCACTGGTGGCGCGAAATACGGATCGAACGCACTTTCGCTCAATGGGACAAACCAGTACCTCCGAGCTGCGGCCAGCGCGGACTACGCACTGCCGGCCGATTTCGCCATCGAAGCATGGGTATACCTCACTGGCGCGTCGCAGTCGTACAGCAGCTTTCACGCTGCTGTAATCGCTGCGCCATATCCAGGCGGCGGCAGCCCCAACGCTGGATGGCAGGTTCGCATCAACGGAACATCCACTGGCTATGACAGAATTTATCTGTACACCGGTACGACGGATATCGAATGGAACGCCACCATCAACTTGAATCAGTGGCATTACGTGGCGATTTCTCGGCACAGCGGCACGATTCGAGCGTACTTGGACGGCGATCAGGTCGGCTCTTCAGTTTCTAATTCGGACAACATGTCGCCAACTAACAATGCTGATTTGTGGATTGGCGCGATGGACTTGGGCGGGTTTGAATTTCGGCTCCCAGGCCGTATTGACGAACTACGAATCACAAAGGGCACGGCTCGCGGATACACAGGCTCAACGATTCCAGTCCCTGGTGAGGCGTTTCCAAACTCATGATCCGCCTCCCCCTCTTCCTCGCCGCTCTCGCCACCGCCTGCCTCGTCGCCGGCCTGGCGACAGTGCGGATATGGCGGCATTTCGTGCAGTTCGTCGGCTACAGAATCGTCCACGGCTGGGAGTAGCAGATGCCGTTCTTTAACCTACCTAGCGGAGCGTCGCCGATACTCGCGGGACCGACTGCGCCCACTGGTGGCGTGGGCCAGGTCGGCGACTTGTTTCTTGTGAAGGGGCCTACTGGCGCCGGCTTGCTCTACGGGCCAAAGGACGCGGTCAGCGGATGGCAAGATCCGATTGATTTTGCGCTCGCCCCCACGGGAAATACGGGGCCGACGGGGCCGCAGGTCACGGGGCCTACGGGTGCGGCCTCGACGGTGACGGGGCCGACAGCACCGGCATCAACGCTCAGTGTTGGATCAGTCAGCACTGGTACTGCGTCGGTGCATATCACAGGCACAGCCCCCAGCCAGACAATTCACTTTACGATTCCATTTGTCACGGGGCCTACTGGCGCATCGGGAGTCGTTGGCGCGACGGGCGCGCCTGCCAGTATCTCGATCGGTACAGTGTCAACTGGCGCGGCCGACGTACTGATTACAGGCACGGCGCCTAACTACACGCTTTCGTTCGTCCTGCCGTTTGTAACTGGGCCTACTGGAGAGGCATCAACTGTAACGGGGCCTACGGGCGCCGCTTCGACTGTGACAGGCCCTTCCGGTGCCGCTTCTACGGTAACGGGTCCGACGGGGCCTGTCGGCGCAGGCATCTCAATCATTGGTAGCGTGACTGGCGTCGGCGACCTGCCGACTGGTTATGCGGGCGACGTCGGAGATTCGTACATCGTCCAAGACAGCGGCAATCTGTTTGCGTGGGACGGGAGCGATTGGAACGACGTCGGAAATATCGTCGGTCCTACGGGGCCATCTGGAAGCGTCGGCGCTACAGGCGCCGCATCTACTGTGCCTGGACCGACTGGCCCTACAGCGCCCGCCTCGACGTTGACAATTGGCAGCGTCACGACCGGTGCGGCTGATGCCAGTATCACGGGTACAGCACCAGCGCAAGAACTGCATCTTGTGCTGCCTGTAGGCCCTACCGGCGCCGCCTCTACCGTGACAGGGCCTACAGGCCCTGCGGCAGCTTCTGCAATCGGTCTCATCCTGGCTCTCTCATGATTGACCACCTGTCTGCCATCATCCAGCACGCCTACTACGTGGGCGAGCTCGAGCCTGGCCGCCGCGCGTGCGAGCGTGCGTTGTCGCTTCCACCCGTCGATGCCATTGAAGAGACCATCCGAGCCAACCGCACCTGGTACACCGAGACGCTCGACAACCTTGCCGACGTCTCGTTCCAGCGGTTTGACATTGAGCCCGCGTACGAAGGCTGGTCGCTCTTCAACCCGTCAATGATCGCCCACGCCGGCCGGCTGCTGGCACTCGTCCGCAGCAGCAATTACCGCATCGTTGACGGCCAATACGTGATGCCCGACGCCGATGCCGGAGTCATTCGCACAGAAAACATCCTGTGCGACGTCGACGCCTCCATGGTCGTCAGTAACGCCCGCATCATCACCGATGTCCCCTACCGCAAGAGCGGCTACCCGGTCGACGGGTTTGAGGACTGCCGGCTGCGGTGTACCAAAAATGGTATAGGCGTATCCGCCACCGTGCGAAACATCGCCGGCCTCGACGGTCGCTGCCGCATCGCTACGGCCAGCCTTAACCCGGAGTCCGCGACGCTCTCCGAAATGCGGGTCATGACTGGCGTCAGCCCGCAGGATCATGAAAAGAACTGGATGCCGTGGCAGGATGGCTGGGTCTATTCGTGCAGCCACGAGGGCCACGTCGTGACTGTCGAGCCAGATCCTGAACTCGACGGCGGGTGGCAGCTTTGCCAGCGTTCAAAATCGCCTCCAATTGCCAGGGCGTTTCGAGGCGGCTCGCAGCTTGTGCCGTTCCACGAAGGCTGGCTGTGCCTTGTGCACGAGGTGGCCTGGCTCGGCGACAGGCGAGCGTACGAGCATCGGTTTGTGTGGTTCGACGCCACCATGGCCATCCGGCAGGTGTCGCGGCCTTTCGCGTTTCGCGAAACGCAGGCGATCGAGTTTGCCGCCGGGCTCGCACAGCTTGGCGACAATCTGTATGCGACGTTCGGTGTCAGGGACGCCGAGGCATGGATGGCCCGCATGGACGTGGACGACGTATGGCGACTCTTGTCACCGGTTACGTCCGGCTGAACAGCGGACACCGGGCACACTCACGCTACGTCGCGCTCGGCCGCAGGCTCCTCGACATGTGCCTGCCGACGATGGCGTTTTACGACGGCGACCCGGCGCCGCTCGACCCGCCACCGGAGACGGAGATCCGCGGTGCTAGCCTCGATTCGTGCTGGCTGTACAAGGCGTCTCGAAAGGCGAAGCCGCCGCCAGGGCGGCCTGATAAAGACACCGTCGACTACTGCGTAGTGCAGCACGAAAAAAGCTCATGGCTCGCGGACGCCGCGCACATGACCGGCGACCACGTCATCTGGATTGATTTCGGCATCTTCCACCTCGCGGATGTCAACGAGCGGCACGTGCAGCAGCTGCTGGCGCAGGTCGAGCAGTCACCACCCGACAGGATCACGCTGCCGGGGATCTGGCCGCTTGCGGGCCGGCCTATGATCGACTTCACGTCGCCAGCGTGGTACGTCGCCGGCGGTGTCGTCGTCATGCCGCCAGAGCTCGCCGAGTGGTTCCACGAAACTGCGATGAGCTATGCCACGCTTCAGCTCGAGCAAAGTCGCAGGACGACGTGGGAGGTCAACACGTGGTCAGCCATGTACCGGGATCACCCGGAGAAGTTTCGCGTGTACCAGGCTGACCACGACGCCACGCTGTTTACGGGTTACAAGGCATGAAGGCACTTGCCGTGACTGGGTTTGTGCCCAACGCATTTCCGGCGCGTCATCTGACGCTAGACCAGTGTTTGTCGTATGGCGACCGGATCAAAGCGGCCCTGGGCGAGCACGTCCATGTATTCGACGGCTGGCAGATGAAGGATTGCTGGGCGCACCATCTGCTAGAGCAGAATCCGGATTTGATGCCGTCGTGTGCGAGCCCGCCGGCTGACCGCTTTATCGAGCCGCGCCACATGACGCTGTCAAATATCGTGCTTCTGCAGCGGTATGAGTGGATGGCCTTGGCCGCAGCCGAGAGGCCAGACGTCGATGTCTTTGCGTGGGTCGAGTACACGTGCCTGAAGCAACGTGGCGTCACGGAAGACGTGTTGCGTCGGTTCGTTGAGCTCCTGCACTCCGGGCCGTGCCGAGAAGTGACGTTGCCTGGGTGCTGGGACAAGACGCTCATCAACGACAGCGAGGCGCATTGGCGATTCGTCGGGTCGTGTTGGGTGTGTCCGCACACGTTGGCGTCTCAAGTGGCCGACGCTGTGAAGACCGTAGCGAGCCTGCGAGCCAGACTCACCGGCCGTCTGTCATGGGACATGAACACCATGGCCTATGTCGAGTTGCTCGACTGTCTGCCGATCCGGTGGTATCGGGCTGACCACGACGCCACGCAATTCACGCACTACACGCCTTCGCAGTCATGAAAATCGGCATCTACGCACTCGCGAAGAACGAGGCGAAGCACGCCGCCGCCTGGGCGGAGTCGTGCGCTGATGCCGACGTGCGGGTAGTTACCGACACCGGCTCGACCGACGGCACGCAGGGCATCCTCTTGCAACAGGGTGTTACGGTGTGCAACGGGTACGTATGCCCGTGGCGCTGGGACGACGCACACAATCTGAGCCTGAATCACCTGCCGCCCGATGTCGACATCGCCATCCGGCTCGATCTGGACGAGCGGATCTTGCCCGGCTGGCGGGAGGCTGTCGAACGTGCCTGGACGGGCGATGTGAACAACCTCCGCTACCGCTACGCCTGGTCGCTGAAGCCGGACGGTTCTCCGGGGCTCGTCTTCTACTGTGACCGCGTCCATGCCAGGCACGGATTCCGGTGGGCGCAGGCGACGCACGAGGGGCTGATGTGCTGGACTGGCGAGAAGGTGCAGGCGATTGCCGATGGGCTCGAGGTGCATCACCACCGTGAGCCTGGCAAGGTCCACAAATCGGACCTGACGCTCTTACGGGTGGCGGTCCGCGAGGCACCGGGGGACGCTCGTGCCCAGTGGTATCTGGCCCGTGAGATGTCGTACGCGGGGCTGCCAGAGGCCGCTGCGGAGTTTTTGGCATACCTGAAGATGCCCGGCGGGCAGGCGACCGAGCGTGCCTACGCCCGCAGGTATCTCTATCTCGTGACAAAGGACGAGCGGCAGCTTTTCAAGGCGACCGAGGAATGCCCTGGGGAGCCTGATGCCTGGGAGGCGCTGGCTATGGCCCGCTACCACCAGCGGAGGTGGACTGAGTGCTACGAGTTCGCCACGCGGGCTATAGCGGCCGGCGACGCCGGAACCCATGCCACGGACCCGGACGCCAAAGGCCGGGCTTATGACCTGGCCAGCGTCTCTGCGTGGGAGCTAGGCAAACGTCCCCAGGCCCTCACGTTGGCGCGGCAGGCGGCGATACTGCTGCCGGGCGACGTCCGCATACGGCAGAACGTCGCCGCCATGGAGCGACATACTGATGGCCTCGTACCTGCGTGAGATTGCACAAGGCGTGGCCGATGGTCTGGACGCCGCCACGTTTGCCTCTGTGGCCACGCAGCCCACGGTAGAACGCCGCAACTGGGCGAGGGTCGACGCCGCCGACATGGCCGATCCGGTCGTGTTCGTGACTCCGGGTCAAGCTGACACGCAACGTATTAGCCGTGGCGTGACGCAGGTCGACTACCAGGTGATCGTGTACGTCGGCCGGCGCGTCGAGACGGAGGAAGACGCCGACGACATGCTGGATCTGGCCGACGAAATCTTGCTCTACATCCGGGCTCACTCGTGGGGCGAGGCTGTTCAGTTTCCCGAAGACGTCACGAGCCCGCAGACCGTTTCCATAGCCATCAACCCGGACGATGCCCTAAACGAGCGCAGCGTGTGGCGAGCTGTCATCACGGCGACCTACCGCGTATTTCAGCCGGACGAGCTGCCGGAGTCGTAATGGCACGATTCAAAGGCAAGACAAAGTTCAACTGGGACAAGCCAGCTCTAAAACGGCTCGTCGGCGAAGCCGCCGCCAAGGCGCTGCAAAACGCAGGCATGGACTGCCGCAGGTCGGTGCAGCGGCAGATGGTGGGTGGCTCTACTCCTGTTGGTCGTTCTCCTCGCAAAAAACCAGTGTTTTGGAAAGTTGGGGAGCGCGATGGCTTCAATATGGTGGCCATGGTCTATAAGGTGCCGCGCGATGACAAAGTGTCTTCGTGGGCACCGATGGCGTTCTTGAGAAACGACATCCAGACCGATTGGGACAACAGCACCAAGTCGGTGGTCATCGGCCCATCCGCAAAGCCATGGCTGAACCAGCTGCACGAGTTCGGCGGGTCGGTCAGTGTGTACTTTCGTCCAATCAGCCAAAAACCGATTGGCGGCTGGATTGGGCCTAACGTGCGTTTGCCTAGCAAATTTGAACGCCGTGTCGTTGATTACGCTTTTGTGGCTGGACGTAGGGTGCGTATGGGGACGACCAGGCTTGGTGCATACGTCGGCTATTTGAGCAATGACCCAGTGGCCGGCAGCACTTACATCGGCACCCGCAGCGTCAAGGGGCGCGGCTACATGGAGATAGGCCTCCAGGCCATGATCCACCGCATTCCGAAACAGTTTCAGGACACGATTCGCAGCAGCGGTGGAAGCGTCGGACGCTGACGCCACCACCCCTCAAAGAACGCTGCCGGCAGCCGTAGTTTGGCGACATCCCCCACGGAGGATCGCCAGACATGCCTTTTACCATCGTGCTCGGCAAGGACGTCACCATTTCCGGTGTCGCCAACGCCCGCAGCGTCACCGTCTCGTCGAGTGCGTCGGAAATCGACGTCACCAAGTTCGGCGACACGTCGCGCAAGTTCCGACGCGGTCTGATCGAGCAGACCGTCGAGGTCGAGTGTATCGACGCTCCGGGTGTATCTGCCGGTGGCACGTTCACACTCTCCGGAACTGAGACCGGTGACGTCACTTATGTCGTGACAAGTGTGGCTCAAGACCAGCCGCTCGACGACATCATCACGTACGCCGTGTCTGCCCGCCGCGTCACCGGTCCAGCCTAACAAGGAGCATCACCACACATGGCCATTACGCTCGGCCGCAACGCGGCCACCGCGCCTCCTATCGGGGGCAACATCATCTCCGCTGTCTACACCTCCGAGTGCGACACGATCGACATTTCGGACCGCACCACAGGGCAGTATCGCGCTACCGCAGCCGGGTTCACTACCAACTCGTGGGAAATCGAGTGCCATGATCCTGCCAATTTGATGACGGAGCTTGGCACCGTCGAGACCTCTGGATGGCAGGTGATGAGCGTGACGGAAAACATCACGCTCGATGGTGCCGTCACCTATCAGGTGACGCTCAAGGAAGTGTCGTAGTGCATGGCCACCATCACGCTCGGACGCGACTGCACGTTCACGGCTGGGGAACACTCAGCCGGCGTCCGTAGCGTGATTGCCACGGAGACGACTCAGGAAATCGAGGTGCGTCCGTACGGCTCGCGCGAAATCTTCAGCTACACGACCGGGTACTCGGTCGAGGTCCAGGTCGAGACCATCGACGGCGATTTTGTGGATGCAGCCGTAGCTGCGTGCGAGGCAGGTGATGAGATTGAGGTCAGCGGCACCGGGTTTGCGTTCACGGCAGTCGTGACCAACGTGACCAACAGCCAGCCGCTCGACGACGTGTGTTCGTACACGATTACCTTCAAGAGAACGGGGAATTACAGGTGAGAGAGTTTCGCGACGACCAGGGCAGACCGTGGCAGGTGGCGTTGACAGTGGCCGCCGCTATGCGGGTCAAAGACTCTGTTACGGTCGAAGTCGACGGTGAGAAAAAGCCTTTCGACCTTGTCGACGTGGCCAGCATCTCACAGACGATGCAGGTGCTGCGCGGCCAGTACACCACGATCGCCGAGACGCTCTACGCCATCCTGCAGAAACAGGTTGCCGACAAGAAGCTGACCAAAGAGGATTTTCTAGACGGCCTTCGTGGTGACGCGCTCGACGCGGCGGCGAAGGTGCTCGAGCAGGAGCTAGTCGATTTTTTCCCCCTCCGGCTGCGGCGAATGGTCGGCCTGCTCGCAGCCAAGATGGACGAGGCAACAACGGAGCTGCTGACGCGGGCCGAGGCAGCGATGGCGGCAGCGACGACGAGCGACCTGCTCGCTCAATCTGGGATGCCATCTGGGCAGCCGCAGGGATCGTCGGCGTCTACCCAGGAGAGTGGACCTTCCGACAACTCGCAGCAGCCCGCGATGGCCGCCTAGAGGCAGATTGGTGGCATACGTCCAACCTCATGGCCCAGTTTTATAACGCCAACAAACCAAAAGAGAAGCCGACGGTCGACGCCTACAAGTTCCACCCATACGCGCGGAAACCACGGCCCAAGGCCAGGCAGGCGACGCCGGAAGACCTGAAGAGACTATTCGGAGGCTAAGCGATGGCATCTGCCGGCGGCATCCGGATGGGCAAGGTCTTCGTCGAGATCGGCGCAGACTCCGCGAAGTTTTTTGCCGAAGTCAACCGCATCAACAAGCGGATTGGCCAAATCGGCGCGTCGATGTCAAAGTTTGGCACCCAGATGATGGGCATGGGTGCGGCGATAGGGGCGCCAGTCGGCTTGGCGGTGCGGCAGTTCGCCAAGTTTGACGACGCCATCCGAGCGACGGCCGCCGTAACAGGCTCGCTCGGGCCGCAGGGTGCCGCAGCGTTCGCCATGCTGAACGACAAGGCACGCGAGCTCGGCGCCACAACCAGCTTTACGGCGGTTGAGGTCGCCAACCTGATGACGGAACTCGGGCGTGCTGGCTTCAAGCCGGACGAGATCAACGCCATGACCGGGGCGGTGCTCGACCTGGCACGGGCCACGGGCACTGACGCGACGCGATCTGCCGGCATCATGGCGGCCACATTGCGTCAGTTCGGGCTGGGCGCCGAGGAGGCCGCCAGAGCTGCGGACGTCCTCACGTACACCGCCAACAACACCTTCAACACCGTTGACAGTCTCGGCGAATCGCTCAAGTACGCCGGTCCAGTCGCCAAGAGTCTCGGCATGTCGCTCGAGGACACGGCGGCGATTCTCGGCGTTCTTGGCAATGTCGGCATTCAAGGAAGCGAAGCCGGCACGGCGTTGCGGCGGTTGAGCGTGATTTCGGCAGGCACAGGCGAAAAGCTCAACAAGCTGTTTGGCATCGACAACATGGACGCCGCCGGCAACCTGAAGCCGCTCGTGCAGATTCTCGACGAAATCAACACTGCAACCACATCCATGCCGGTTGCTGAGCGAACGGCCAAGATGGCTCAGGCGTTCGGGCTGCTTGGCATCACGTCTGCCAACGTGCTGTCGCAGACCGCCGGAGGCGTGCGGAATCTTCGCGCTGGCTTAGACACAGCGGCCGGCACTGCCAACAACACTGCCAAGGCTATGGATGCCGGGTTAGGTGGTGCATTGCGGATCATGCTGTCGGCCGTAGAGGGCACCGCCCTGGCGATCGGCGACGCACTGGCGCCATCATTGATGAAAGCCGTGAACTTCATGGAGCGCGCATCAACTGCTGCAACGGCGTTCGTCAAGGCTAACAGCGATGTCGTGCTGTCGGTGGCTGCTGGCGTATTCGGGTTCACGGCCCTCGGCGGTGCAATCTTTGTCGCAGGAAAGGCTCTCGCTTTTCTGAGCGGTGTTGTCGGAGTGCTGCTATCGCCGTTCGGCGCCCTAGTGGCCGCCATTGGTGTGGTCGCAATCCAAAGCGGACTTGCGCAGGGCGCGATCGGAGACCTGTCGGCAACGGCCCAGTCAGTCGGCAGCCAGATTGCTGAAGCGCTGGCAGCGGGAGACTTTGCGAAGGCGTGGATTTATGCGGTGGCGGCAGTCGAGGAGGCCCTGCTGCGTATGCGGGCGACGTTTGACAAGACCATTCAGCGGCCTATCAGCCTGGCGGCCGTGCAAGCAGCCTACGCCCCTAGATATTCAAGCTTGCTGGACCGCATTGATCCACAAGGCGAACGCGACAAGTTTGCCGGTATGCAATCGGAAGACGCCAGGCGCCGCCTGGGGATTGCCCAGTCGTTGGCGAGCGCGACAGACCAGCAGTCGTTCGACGCTGCCAAAGTCACAGCAAGCCAAGAAGCTGCCCTGCAGGACCGCCTTGGCAACAAGGACATCGCCGCCGCACTTCGTGAAATGACGAGCGACATACGGGCCAACCTGATACAGGTCGGCGCCATCAGCGACGGTACGTTCGAGGCGTCGCTAGCCACCATCAAAGCAAATGCCGAAACCAAGGTGGCAGAGCTAGCCGCCAAGCGAGCAGTGTCAGATCAGGCGGAAGCATTTGTTGGGCAAGCTCGAGACGCAAAGACGCTGGACGAACTTCGCTCCATCGCAGACGAGTTCTTCACGCTCAAGTCAATGGGCGGCGTTTCTCCAGAGCAGGAGAAGCGATACATGGACGCCGTCGACCAGGCGTCTGAGAAACTGACGCCTACGGCGACAGGTAGTGCGCCACAAGGGCCGCCGCAGCCAAAAGTGGAAAGCCCGGAAGACCGTGCAAGGAGACTCGAGGAGGAGCGACTGGCGCTTGAGGACTCAATCTCAAGGCAGTCAGAGGCTATCGGGACGTTTTCCGCAGATGCAGCCAGCGGCATGGGATTTGGCGGAACCGTTTTCCAAGAGCAACTGAAGGAGCTGAAGGCCATCCGTAAGGAGCTTGAAGAAGAAATACAGGACGAGGTACTCGCCTAATGGTCACATTCGTCGAGGACAACGAGTCGCGGTCGGCCACGATCATGCGGAAGGGCTCGCGCAGCGAGTCCACCTATACGAAGTCGTGGAAGGCTTTCGGCACCGCGAACGACCAGGTGCTGCACAACGAAATAAACGCACAGCTGTCGCTGATCCAGGTCTGGCAGTATCCGAATCAGCCGGCGATGCGTTTTCTGGTCGAGAGCTACACCGTCTCTTACCTGGGCGACGAGGCGTGGCAGGTCACGGCAAGCTATCGCAAGTCTGGCATCGACGACGACGAGCAGCGCGAGCCGCTGAAACGGGCCAGGCATTTCGACACGACCGGCGGCAGCCAACATAAGACACAGGCGGAAGACGAAACGGCGTACGGCGCCGGTGCTCCTAACCAGAGGCGAGCCATCGGCGTCGATGGTGACAGCGTAGCCGGCGTCGACATCGTCTCGCCCGCGCTGCAATGGACGGAGGAATACGAGGTGCCGGACGGATACGTGACGACTGCCTACATCAAGGAAGTGTCGCGGTTGACCGGCACCGTAAACAACGGGTCGTTCCGGACGTTTCCTGCAGGCGAAGTGCTGTTCGTCGGTTGCACGGGCTCGCAGGAGTGGGATGACAGGCGAGGAAACGGCCCGTGGAAGTTGTCCTACAAATTCATCGCGAGCCCTAACGCCGGCACGGGGCAGACGCTCCCCGCGATCACCGTGGGGAGCATTACCGGCATTGAAAAAAAGGGGCACGAGTACATGTGGGTGCGGTACGAGGCAGAGTCTGACACGGCGTCTAAAACGCTTCTGAAGGTGCCAAAGTACGTGTACGTCAACAAGGTCTACCGTGAGGCCAGCTTCTCCGGGCTCGGCATCGGAGTGTCGTGATGGCTCGTGCAGATGGCCGTATCGAGCAGGGCCAGTCCATCCGCTCGGCTATTTCTGCGCGGGCCTGGAATCGTGCGCAGGACGCCGCCGATCTGGTCCTCGGCGCGCAGCCGGGATTTGAGGCCGACGGCATTCGCGGTCCGTCGGCGCCCTACACGGCGGTCTATTGCAAGGCGTCCGCAGATGTCGATAGGTGGGGCGTGCTGGCGATCTCCGGCATGGAGTCGACGCCTAGCGGGCCTGCTGGGCAGTTTCACGAGCTGCCCGTACTACAGGGGTCTACGCCTACCACGGGCACGACGGCATTCTGTGTGGCGGTCGAGCCGATCAAGTCAGGAAGCCTCGGGCGAGTCGCGGTAGCAGGCGTCGTGCAGGTGCAGCTTGACGTGAAGAGCGAGAGCCACCAGTACGCCAAGTGCAAGGCCAGCGTCGCAGAGCTCGAGACGGCGTCTAGCGGCGAGGCGTTCATCCTGTGGAAAGAGTCTGGCACGGGGACTGGGAAGTGGGGATTGGTGCGCGTCGGATCTCACCCGGCCGTCACCGGAGTTGACGTTGTCACTAACGTGACTCTCGGTGCCACGGGGCTCGTCTTTACCCGCCAGCGCGTCATGGTGCACGACGTGCCAACTGGCGTGACGGGCGTGAACATCGGCGCGACTGGCTGCACATGACGACGCTAAACACCAAAAACGGTCAGCTA